CGCTAACGTAACCGACACAATCTTTCGTGCGGACGGTAGTATAGCTTCCACTGCAACCTATGTTGCATCTGTTGGCTATAAGGAGTCTAACATTGCTTATACGACTAAACGGCGCGGAAACCGCGACCGATCTAATTCGTGTATGCAAGAGAATTATGTGTTCAAAACCTCTGTCCTTCAGCAGTCTGGGACTTATAATCCCCAGCCTGGTTGGACTTACAACATTGGTTCTGTATCCATTGGTGGATATAACTCCAGGGCCCAGGTACTCACCGCTGCCGAGGCATCGTTCTCCGGAGGTTCCGGATATGGTGTTCTCAACGTCGGTGGGCAAGGCTATATAAATGATGCTTTTGCATCATTGAAGCCTGATCTTACAGAGTTAAGTATCCCCAACTTTCTTTTAGAGTTGGACGATATCCCTGCTCTGTTCGCTCTCTGGTCAAAGAAACTGTCAGTGTTGCGAAACCTAGCTAATGCTCGTCTTAATTGGTCTTTCGGCTGGGGTCCTTTGATCTCAGACTTAAACTCGATTAAGGACATTATTGCTAATGTTTACCAACGCTGTAAGGATTGGAATAAGCAAGTGGGCTTAGTTCTTAAGCGTCACAAAACTTTTCCATCCCTTGGCGGAGCTACATCTGGTTCTTTTGTCTACGTTCCAGGCTGGACCATCTTTTGGAAGGCCCAACGGACGTGTACAGTTTCAGCTTACCTTCGCTTCCAGATGCTTAGGATTCCTAAGCTCGAAGAAGCCAAGACTGTCCTACGCGTCTACTTAGACGCCCTAGGATTTGAGCTGAATCCACGGATCATATGGGACGCTCTTCCTTTCACTTTCGTCATGGATTGGTTCTTTGACGTTGGTGGTTGGTTGCAGCGCCATAAATATGATACCTTGGAATTGCCAGTTGCACTCGTGGACTCCTGTCTGCAGTGCAAGGAAGATTTAACCATTACGTGGCATATGGAGAATAGCGATACTTCGTATACTCCAAGGCTACGCTCGCCAGACTATGAAATTAATCGTTCGATTTTTCATAGGCTGCCGATTGGTCCCGACCAGTCTGGATTAACCAATACTGGTTGGAAGATCCCATCCAACAGCCAGCTACTCAATTTGAGTAGCCTGGTTACCGTGCTTACCAGAAAGTAGGCACAACACGGTACTCTGGTAACAGAGTATAAAACTGCTGTGGTGACACGGCTTAACGAACAACCCTAGCGTTTACCGTTAGGGATGTTGGAGTTGACTATATGTCAATTGGTACATCACTTGCCCTTTCTAAGGATTCTGCTACAGACGTCGACACGAATACTGCAACTTATGCACTTCGTGCCGCCGATCTTAGCAGATCCGAGTTCTCTGTCGCTGGGCTTACTTTGCCCCAGGAAAAGAAACTTTCCGTCTCTCACGAGGTGGGGAAAGGTGGTGAGCAGCGGCACTTGGTGCGTCTCGATAGAACTGAAGTCGATACGTACGGTGTCGCGGCCACGGTCTCGGTTTATATCGTGATCGTAAGGCCATCCAACACAGCTATCACCAATGCCATCATCCTTGAAGAAGTCAATCGACTTGTCGATTTTCTTATCGAGGGTGGCAGCAATGCTAACGTGACAGCTGTACTCAATAACGAGACTTAGTTTCGCGTTTGAGTTTCATATAGCGGCTTGCGGCCACTATGAGGTGGGTTTGCAGGTGATTTGTTACCTGGTTGACGTCTAGGCTATCCATCGAGGTTCACAAATGAGTGATCTCTCAGATCTCCAGCACTTGTGGCTGGACCTAGCGCAAAACCAGCGCTATTGTGAGTTCATTGAAGGTCGCGATTTGTCGCTCTTCATAGAACTAACAGCTAACGGAGGGTTGTCTTTCCTAACGCAGGGTCTTCCTTCCATTGGGAAGGCATTAGATAGATTCCATGCTACAAAAGCATGGATTACTCCTGACGGTTTTGAAACCGAGGAAGTGCTTCTTACGGGGAATGGCCACGCTTGGGCTGCTTTCAGCAGTCCAATCAACGTACCTATCTTCCTGAAGAAGTCTATCAAATCAGCGTTAGAGGGTAATCCCACTGCCGTAGATCTTATAAGACAATTATCTTATATTTTCTATAAACTGGAGGTACCGTATGACGCGGGAGTCGTCAACCAATTTCTTGATCGGTTTGTTCTTACTGATCATGAGCTTGGTTCTCTTGATTTCGACCATAGACAAACTTATTGTACGTCTCTGATCGAATCTATGAGGGGAATTATCTGTCGAATCCTCAGTAATGAGGACCCTCTACAGATAACCCCCTCACACGGAAGCGGTGCAACCGCTTGCCGAACTCCCAATCATATGAAATATCATAAGCTTCGATATTATCAGAAGCTTGATGATGTTTTCTCATATGATGAGTATTTCTTCTTTAACCAAACTCATCTTGTTGATGAGCTTGATAAATTGGAAAATGCTCCGTTATCGGATCCTCAGGCTCGGGTTTGTCTCGTGCCTAAGGATTCTCGAGGACCTCGTATTATTTCTTGTGAGCCTGCCGAATTGTTGTACATTCAGCAAGGCCTAATGAGAAAGTTATATACGATACTCGAGGACCATCCTATGACCCGTGGTCAGCTTAATTTTACTGACCAGACAATCAACAAGTCCTTGGCTCAGTTTGGAAGTTTAAACAACTCCCTCGCCACCCTGGACTTGTCTGATGCATCAGATCGTGTTAGCATGGATCTAATTCGTCGGGTTTTCCCTAAGAATTGGGTCGTTGCTCTCGAAGCTTGTCGCTCCGAGACGACTCTGTTGCCGGACGGGCGCATAGTGAAGCTTAACAAGTTTGCCCCTATGGGTAGTTCTTGTTGCTTCCCAGTTGAAGCACTAGTCTTTTGGGCTTGTGCGCAGGCAGCTATCCGTAAGCTACAGTTACAGTATGGTACTGTAACCGCTTACGTTTACGGAGATGATATTATCATCGATAGCGGCTATGCCGCTGTTGTGATCAACGCTCTCGAATCGATTGGTCTTTTGGTCAATCGAGATAAGAGTTACGTTGAAGGTCCCTTCCGTGAGTCATGTGGTGGTGATTACTACTTAGGTGTAGATGTCACTCCTGTACGCTTACGAAAGATCCTTAATACTTCTCTCACGTCTATTGAGACTACCGCTGAATTTATGAATAATTTAATTCATAAATTTGGATATGACAGCGTCCATCCTATTCTCCGAAAAATAGAGACTAAGATAGGCTATGTCTTTCCTAGGACTCCTCTAGTCCTTCCCGGGACTATAAGGACCTCCCTTAGCGCTAGCAACGATGTTCATTTTTCTCGCAGGTGGAATAAAAACCTGCAAAGACATGAATATCGCATCCTTCAGATGGCAAGTAAAGTTAAACAACGCCACGACCCTAATTGGGCCGAGCTCCTTAGGAAAGAGCTTTCTAAAAGGATTCTCAATCGTGACCTCGAGCCATATTTGAATCGGGTTACTATATCCGATTCGAAGTTAGACCCGGGGCAGTATACAGATCCCC